GAGAACAGTTCATCTACAATAACACTTTGTACAAAGCTACACAGGTTATTGCGGCAAACACAAATATCAATACCGGATCAGGTGGAAATGCTACGACAGCGGATAACGTTACTTCGCAAATTAGCAAATTAAAAAATCCAGATTATGACTCAGATTGGATTGTTGTGGCACCTTCATCATGGGGGCAATTCACACTCCCATCTGGAAAATTTTTCAGCACTACATCAAAAATAACTTGCATATGTCAACAAACTGCCCGATATTTTGTGAACAACAATATAAATGCTGGCGGAACAAGTTCTATATGCCAAGCCTTTAATTATGAAGGTGCAAATATTGCGATAAGGTTTTTAGTTTGGCTTTGAAAACTATTAAGCAAATACATAGCATATATCAGCTTAAAGGGAATACCACAGGTGAAAGCAATCTGAAATATGCAAACTGCGTCGTTGCGTCTGAGGTCATTATTCGATTCGCCGCATTTAAGGCATAAGGCAACAATACTTGATAGTCTTTATTCCAAGACGAATAGTTGAGTAATGAAAAATCCATATTGCCTTTGAACGTATACTCGGATTTAAAAGCTATTGTAATTGTTGCTCCTGTGTTTGGATGCGGGAATGTTGTCATTATTAGTTCTTTGCCACGCTTGTAAAATGTCGGCTTAGAACCGCCCGAGGAACCACTAATAGAAGCTACAGGGTCAACTAATACCCAGTCATTCAAATTGCTATATTGCGAAATAAGGAAAATACAACAAAACACGAAATGAAGTAAACTTTTTTACCCTAGAAAGTTTACTTCATTTTTATTTTCTACAAGAAACTAAAAAACAAACTTAAATCTAAAAGGAGGAAATTAAAATGCCTGAATACGAGGGAAAATTTTTATTTATCTCAAATGTAAGAACAGGTGATAACCTTGCTAACACCATTCTTGGTTATGACACAGAAAAGGAAGCAGAGATCAAGTTCCATGACGAGGTATCATACGGACTTAAGCTTGATACTATCACCCTTGCTCACTACATGGTAATGAGTGAGTACGGCGTTATCGTTAGCGGTCTTGAGAAGATTATCGATAACCAGCCGCCTGTTGAAGTTGTGGAACCTTAAAGCCAAAAAAGGAGTAAAATATGCAACCTAAAAACGTATTTACCGTTTTTGTCGGACTTGTCGGGGCAATTTTTACTTCGCTTTTTGGGGGATGGAGTACCGGATTGTCAACACTAATCATGTTCATGGCAATAGACTATATATCAGGACTTATCGTTGCGGGCGTCTTTAAAAAGTCGCCCAAGACGAAAAGCGGAGCACTTAACAGCAAGGTCGGATGGAAGGGCCTTTCCAAAAAAGGAATGACCCTTTTATTCGTGCTTATAGCCTATAGACTTGACCTTCTTATAGGCACTGATTATATAAGAGACGCAGTGATTATAGGATATTGTGCAAACGAACTTCTAAGCATTGTCGAAAATGCAGGTATTATGGGTATTCCAATGCTTCCTGTAATCACAAAAGCTATCGACATTCTTTCGACAAAAGAGGATAAGGAAACATGAAGGATGTTCTCGGAATTGATGTAAGCCATTATCAGGGCAAAATTGACTGGGAAAAAGTCGCGGCAAGCGGAAAACAGTTTGCAATATTAAAGGCTATGTATGAGGCAGGTTCTCATAACATAGATGAAACCTTTGAATACAATTACAAACACGCAGGCGACGTAGGAATGGATAGAGGCGTTTATATCTTTATAGGCTCTTCATCCATAAGTGATCCTGTCAAAGATGCAAAAGCTCTTTTAAAACACCTTAAGGGAAGGAAACTTGAATATGGCATATGGCTTGACCTTGAGTCAGACAAGCTACGTGCAAAGGGAAAAGAATTTATAAGAAACCTTTGCTATGTATATGCTTATCACTTTGCGCAGTGCGGCTATTTTTGCGGCATATACTGCAATCGTGATTGGTACATTAATGTCATTCCTGAAGACCTTAAGTATGACTTTGATTTTTGGATAGCAAGATATCCTGCAAATGATAATGGTAGTTACAATGCACTTTCACCGATAAGACCTTCAGGATCTTATGCGGCAGCTTGGCAGTATTCATCTAAAGGCAATGTCCCCGGCATACAAGGAAAAGTTGACCTTGACGTTGATTATGACGGCATAACAAAGCTTGAGCTTTACAAGTCCTATAAAAATACCGTTGAGAAGATAGCGCTTGAAGTAATAGACGGTAAGTGGGGTACAAAAGACAGCACGCCCACAAGAAAAGAAAGACTTGAGAGCGCAGGCTATAACTATGCAGAAGTTCAGGCAAAAGTGAATGAGCTTCTAAGTAACATGAACTAAGGAGGATATTTGATGTTCCCTTACAATCAGCAATTATCGCAGATGCTTCTTCAGAACTCTTTGCAACAGGCGCAGAAACAGGAAATTATAAAAGTAAATGGAAAAGGCGGTGCAAATGCTTTTCAGCTTGCCCCAAATTCAAGTGCTCTTTTACTTGATACTACGGCGCCTATCATATGGTTTGCACAGACAGACGGAGCCGGATATAAAACGCTTCTTCCTTATGATATAAAGCCTCACGAAGAGGAAAAAGAAGTAGATGTGTATAAGTCACTGGAAGACAGGATCACAAAGTTGGAGGAAACAGTTAATGCAAAATCCAATTCTACAAGTGCTAAACGCAAGTCAGAACCCGCAGAATAATGTAATGATGCAGGCTTTTGGCGCTATGATGCGGGGTGAGAGCCCTCAGTCATTTTTACAAAATCTCGCAAAGACAAATCCGCAACTTAAGGGCCTTGACTTATCTAACCCTTCAAAGGCCGCGGAAACTTTATACTCACAGAATGGACAGGATATAAACGCAGCTAAAAATTCCATTATGAGTAAGCTAAGTTCTTTTATGAAATAGGTCAATCTTGCAAGATGATATAAAAAAATTTTAACAGGAGGAATTATTATGTCAGACAATGGATCATTTATGTCTTCTGACTGGCTTGGAGCCTTCCTTATAATCGCTATCCTTTTTGGTGGCGGTTTTGGGTTTGGCGGTAATCGCGGCGGCGGCCCTATGCCTAACTTTGCTACGGTACAGGACGTAAACGAAGCGGTTAATAACCAGGCTACTCAGGAAGGCATACGGGACGTACTTTTAAGTTCTGCAAACAACAACTATGAGACAGCAAGGCTTATTGACAATCAGACGATGTTCTTAAGCAATCAGAACAACACCAATGTTCTTACGGCAGTAAACGGATTTAATGCTGTAAATCAGAACATTTCGGGAGGCTTTGCAGATGTAAGACAGAGCATTGCCGCTCTTGGTGCGCAGATGAATGAGTGCTGTTGCTCTATTAAGACTATGCTTCTTGAGAACAGGCTTCAGGACACACAGATCGCGCTTCAGAACGAGCAGAACAAGGCTGTTAATGCAGAGCAGAGCCAGTATCTTCTTTCTGTCATGGGTAAATGGACACCCGTTACAGCTACTACCACAGGTTAATGAGGTGGTGGCATGGAGATAATAAAGAAGATATCTCAGAAAATCGATTCAGAGCTTGAAGATGCAGAACGCTACATCAAATGCGCTTATAAGGTCAGAGACGAATATCCGCAGCTTGCAGATACTTATTACAAGTTATCGCTTGCTGAGATGGGACACGTTACTATGCTTCACGATAATGTGAAAAACATAATCAACGAGTATAAGAAAAATAATGATGTTCCCGAAGCAATGCAGGTGCTTTATGAGTATTTGCACGAGCGGCAGATAAAGTGGGCGTCCAAGATAAGTGCAAAGCAGGAAGCGTTCAAGTGATGTGTCAAAGGGGTTATACGTTCGTATAACCCCTTCTTTTGAAGAAAAGGAGTAACGAGCATGTATGAAATAGGCGGTGGAATAAAAAACGTGAAGATTCCTACGGGCGCTGTGACAAATGCCGATGTTAACCCAAAAAACGTTACAAACGCCATACTTAGAGACATAAACTACGCCACTAGAACCGACAATAACCAGTTGGTAAAAAACATTCTTGCAAAAAAGACTGTTGAAGACTTAATGGGATCTAAAGCGTACCAAACTAAAACAGGCGGTGGAAGTAACGGAAGTGGCGGCAGTAAAAATGGAACAGGTTCAGGAACTTCCGCTTCGGCTGTAGATTATGGACAGTATATTGACTATGAAGCTATCGCCCGCGCACAGGCTGAAGCTGAAGCCGCAAGACTTGCAGCTTTAAGACAGGCCGCAAATGAAGCATATGAAAGAAATATGTCTCGTATAGAAAATTCTTACAACAATGCAGCCGGAAATCTTAGAAGTAACTACGACAGCACTGTTGACAGACTTAATGCGGCAAGGGACAAGTCCCTTGGTGACGTAAACGCCGATGCTGAGAAGTCTTTACAGGAAGCATATATCAACAATATGCTTACCCGTAAAAACCTTAATCAGAGACTTGCGGCAATGGGATATAACGGCGGTGCGACAGAAACCACGATGGGAAGTCTTGAAAACCAGTACGGTGCATCCCGTGCCGGAATTAACGAAGCTCTTAATAAGAGTATCGCTAATCTCGACCAGACATACGGAGATAACCTTGCGGGAGCCCTTCAGAGCTACAATTCTGCAATGTCTAACCTTGGCCTTCAGAGGATGCAGCTTGAGAACGCGGCAGAAAACGCAAGAAATAACCTTGAGGCAAGCTACAGACCTTCAACAGAAAACCTTGCTATGGATCAGAACTATGTCAATGCGCTTAAGAGCGTACTTGCAAGGCAGGGACAGTACACATTTGATCCTACAAAGGCTACAAATGAGTTTGTAGCAGGCAATGCACAGCAGGCGCAGAGTGCTTCACAGGGAAGCAATTACAACAAGCTTCTTGAACAGCTTAAGCTTGATGTTCAGAAGGGCGCTACAGTAAGACAGGTAGAAGAGAGAGCATTTGAGGCTATGGAAAGAGGCGAACTTGCGCTTACAGATGTAGCTAACCTCTTTGCAGACCTTGGCATAACTATTTAAGAGGGCAGGTAATGCCCTCTTTTTTTTGGGAGGCTTTTAGATGGCTAAACAGAAGAAAGAAAAACAGATACCTATAAAACAGCAAATGTATGAGCAGATGATTACAAGTCAGCTTTACGGAGATCAGAGCCCTACTTCGCAGGCTAATCTTGATAAGATACAAAAAACCTATGACGAGTGGCAAAATACCAAGGCTACGACTGCGAAGATTCAGGAACATTACAACGCATGGCTTGACGAAAGAAAGAAGGCAAAAGAGGCTACAAGTGCGCCCAAATCAGAGATAAAGAAAGTAGCAGAGCCCGCGCAGAAAGTCACTAAACCCAAGGAAAAGAAGACTTACCTTACTCATTCCGATGTTATGCAGGGGCTTAATAAGCGTTCTGTCGATGCGACAAATTATCCTGAAATGGCAAACCTTGAGCAAGGTGGCACCGTAGATCTGTTTAACCGTCCAAAAGTAAATACGAGTGAGCTTAAGAAGGCCGGATGGAAAGATGCAGGGGATGGGGAAGCAACAGTATTTAGCAGTACCTATACAAATACTAAGGGTGACAAAGCGGGTAACTTTACCCCTATCGTCACAGATGCAAAAGGGAACTATTTAAGGACTTTATCTGACGCTGAACTTACAAGGTATGCTGAAGATGTTCTTGAAGGCAGAAAGAAAGATACTCTTAAGCTTCAGATAGGCAAGACACACGGTGGCAAAAAGGCCATTGATAATGCTGTCAGTGCAGCCGAAAGAGTACACGAGCTTCAGGAAGATTATTATATGAACCCCAAAAAGAGCAAAGCTGATGAAGCCTTTAAGAAAAAGGATGTTGTAGGCGGCAGTGTAAAACAGCTTGATCTTAGTAAATACAATCTTCCAAGTAAAGGTATCACAGAAGAAGACTTTGCCTTGGAAAAGACAAAAATTAAAGGGAAAAATCAGAAAAAGGATGCTGTAAGTAAAAAAGGTGTATTAGAGTCAACGGCAAGAGGCGCGGCAAAAACACCTTTTAGAGCGTCTAAATTTCTTGCAGATACAGGAATCGACTTATATCAGTCCGTTGCTGAACCCGCCGCGCAGGTAGTGGATGAACTTACTGGAAGTGGCTTTGATAACCGCGCAAAGGTAAGAGATAAAGCAGAGGAATTAAGAGAGAGAGTTAATAGAAACTATGCTGATTTAAAGAGAGAAGAAGCGGCGGCAAGAACACAGCATCCGGGAGCCTTTGGAGCCGGAAACGCCGCAACTCAACTTGCAATGTACTATGTTACTAACCCTCTTTTTGACTCAATCGGTAAAGGCCTTGGCGTAACAAGCAAGGCGGGACAGTTCGCACTTAATCAGCTTGGACAGAACTTACAGGACGTAGCTCTTGATACGCTTCCTACTCTTGCTGAAATGAAAGAAGACGGCGTTATATCAGATGAAGAGAGAAACGAGCTGATAAAGCAGGGCCTTGTAAATGCAGGTTTAAATCTTGCTATCCCCGGTGCTCAATATGGAATTGGAAAATCAGAGCAGGCGCTTTATGATTCACTTGGAAAGTCAATAGGGAATAATGCCGATGTTCTTAGAACTATGGATGTAACAGGTGCAGTAAGAGACATAAAGAACGCTACAAAACAGATACCAAAGTTTGATACTCCAAGTGTTCTACCATCTGAAGAACTTGCACGTTTAAATACAAATCCTATCGAAGCTAATAATAGGCAGTTCTCGGAGCTTATGAATAACTATAATAGCCAGTTTAAAGATGATTCGGCTATGAAGAATATCTTTACACCTGAAGACCTTAACGCTTCTCAAAACAATCAGCTTGCAGCGCTTATGGATGAATACAGGGCTAAAAGTGCCGTTAATGAGCTTACTCAAAATATTGATGAGCCTATAAAGCAGGCTACTATCCCAGAACTTAGAAAACCTACTGAGCCTTTTATAAGACAGGATTTAAACGCAAAAAATTCTTTCGTAAGAGAAGACTTAAACAGAAGGCTTCCTACAATGAATGAAGACATAGACACATTAAATCCTATGCTTGGAGAAAGAGCGCCATTTACAAGGGAAGCTATAGGAGAAACCGCAGAAGCAATCAATCCCACGCCTTCAACTCTTGACCTTCCCGATGAAGTATGGGATAAACTCGATTCTCGCTTTGTTGAGATAGCGGAGCCTCTTAATAAGGTTGAGAAATCCGGAATAATGGAAAGCGTTACGGATGAAAAGGCACTTAAGGAATGGGCGGCCGTTAATGAAGCTTATTCTGACTATCTTAATAAGGCAATGTTTAGCGGAAGCATAGACGAAGCAAACGCCGCTAAAAAGACGCTTGATGCTGCACGTAAGAGATATTCACGCGCCATGAAAGACATTGATCCTGAAATTTCAAGAGAGTTTAATAGCGGTAGCTTTGGAAATCAGATAGGAAGACCTATATATGATAGAAGCGTAAAGGCTGTTGAGGATTCTTCTCAGGAAACCGCTGATTTAATAAACGAGCTTGAAAACAGCGTGCCTGAAAACGTACCAAGTACCAAAGGATCATGGCTTGATGATCTTAAACCAGTACCAAGAGAAAATATTGATACAAGCGGTCTGCGCCCCTATGCAAAAAATCAGGGCTCCTCACCTGCAATAACAAATGAAGCCAAGAGAATACTCAAGTGGGCTGAAGAAACAGGGTTAGAAAAAGAACTAGATAAGGAACTGGGATTGACTGAAGTAAAGTCTGTAGGACAAAGTATAGACAATGCACCACAAGACTTTACTGTTGAGTCTGTTAATCGTAAGGGCGGCAAAAAGGCTTATTATGTGGCTGCAAATAACGGGGATGCTAAAGTCAATATTCAGAGAAATAAGGTATATAAGACTGAAGCTGAAGCACAAAAAGCGCTTGAAGATTTTAAGAACAAAACACCCGGCGCAGATCCTTTACAGTTCTTTGGAAGTGGCGACACTAAGGGCGAATGGAAAATAGGTAAGTGGAGAACAAACACCGCTGAAAAGACAGGACGTATTAAGAATGAAGAAGACCTTCCGATAAAAGACTTTGCCTACAGAGTATTCCATGAGTCTGAGCAAAATGAGGCCGCGATTGAAAGATATAAGAACAGTAAAAATGTAGCTGAAGACCTTATGAACGTTGAAAGATTCGATGAAGTCGATACAAAAGCGGCTATGCACGAATGGCAACGTCTTATGGACTCCGGCGACGAAAAGGCTCTTCGCAAAGCTAAGTGGCTTGGTATTAAGATTGACGGGGAAGTAAGAGAAGCCGGACGTACAGAGCAAGCTCTTTCTGAATTTAGCCGTAATACACCTGAAGGACAGGTGCGAATCACACAAGAAAAAATCGATGATATTGTCGATAAGAAAAAAGGCGTTGGAACTTCTGAAGCTCTTGATAATATTGCAAGTAAGATTCATAAGGCCTATGTTGACAGTAACGGAGATAAAGAAGCATTTAAGAAAAAAGTATCAGATATCTTAGACGGCACGCTTAGACAACATGTGGGCGGTAAAAAAGCAGTAAAAATGAGCAATAATCCCATAAGAGGAAAAGATAAAGTCCTTCAGCTTATTGATAAGGGAGCTTCTATTGAAGAAATAGCCGACCTTGTTTATGAACAAAACGGCGGCGTGAAGCTTACTATGGAAGAACAGAAGCAGATCTATGATTATCTCAAGCAAGCCTCAAAGTTCCCTGAAGGAAGCTATGAGCAGGAAGATCTATTGTCAAGAGCTGCAAAGATTGCTTTAGCAAGAACCCCCGCAACATTAGGTCAAAAGATAAGAACAATTCTTTACACAAATATGCTTGGTAATTTTAAAACCGCTATATCTCGTAATGCTTTTGGAAACCTTGCTTTTCAATCTCTTGAACAAGGAAGACAGCCTATAGCCGCCGCTGTAGATTACGCAACATCAAAAATCACAGGAAAACATTCTGCGCTAGGATGGAATAAGGCAAAAGCGAAAGCATACAAAGAAGGTTTTAAGAAGGGACTTTTAGAAGGCGGCATGGATATTAAAAACCATGTTAGCACAGGAAGAAGCGGTCAAAAAGGATGGAAGGTGGCTCTTTCTAATAATGCTACGACATTCAATGACACTAAGCCTATCGGCAAATTCCTTAATAATGTCGAATACTATGTACGTAAGGCTATGGAGCTTGGTGACAGAGAATTTTATGAGGCCAATTATGCGCAAAGTTACACCGAATTAAAACAGCTTATTGACCGCTATGGAAAAGAAAACGTCGCAGGTCTTGAAGGCATAAAACACGAAGATATCCCCGCTATGATTGATATGATTTCATCTATCCGTGCGGCTGACTCTGTATTCCAAAAACACGGTAAAATGTCAAAAGGCCTTACAGACATAAGAAACGGCCTTGGTGAAATGTCAGAAGGCATTATTGGAACGGATATCTTGAGTACGGCAGCTGGGGCATTTACAATGACGCCCGGTAACATCATAGAGAGAGCTATCGAATATTCGCCGCTTGGATTCCTTAAAAATGCGGTCGAGACAGGAAAAGAAGTCTTTGGCAAAACAGGATTCAATCAAAGGCGTTTTGTTGATGAAGCTTCAAGATCAATAGCGGGACTTCCTATTCTTGGTGCTACATATGCAATGGCTAAAAATGGAAACATTAGCGGTGGATATAGCACAGATCCCGACGAAAGAGCGGCACAACAAGAAGATGGCTTTATCGAATACGGCCTTAATGTGCCTGATTGGGTTCCTTATTATGGAGGTAAAACACTTGATACAAGTGATATCCCTGTGGGCGGCCCGTTTATGCAGGCGGGTTCTGTTATGGCAGAACAGGGCTTAACGCCTAAATCAAGCTTGCAAGCTGCCGAAGCCGTTCTTGGAGGTTCCACAACGCAAGGATTCAGAAGAGCCTTTGGCGCTGATACACCATCATACAGTAGCCAAGGAACTGTCAGCGGAATGATTGACAATCTTATCAATACTGTTGCGTCTTCAGGTTCACAACTTATACCGTCACTTGCAAGACAGACAGCGCAGACATTAGATCCATATAAGCGTGACCTTGGAGAATATGGAAAGCCTGAATACTATGTAAATCTTATGAAGAATAGCACTCCATTCTTAAGAGAGACGCTTCCTGTAAAGACTAATGTTGAGGGTAAGAAAGTCCTTCAGAACCAGGGCCGCAGTATGGGCGAAAAGATACTTGAAAACTACATACTTCCTATGAATGTTAGCGAGTATAAGCCTTCTAAACTTAACGTTGAGGCTTCAAGACTTAGAAAAGAAACAGGCGTAACAAGTGGTTTTGCACCAAAAGCAACGCGTTCTGACCTTCGTAACTGGGATGAAGCAGATCACGCAAAGTATTCTGAAGCGCAGTTTAGGAAGTACAAAGAAGACCTTGGAAAACTAAACACAAGTGCCGGAAATGCTCTTACAAAATCAAAGTTCTATAAAGACCTTGACGATGAGAATAAGGTTAAATATCTGGGTGATATGTACTCGACCATGAAGAAAGTTGCAAGAAAGAACGCAACAGGCCATGTTGACGACGATAAAGCTCTTAATGTCTATCTTGATGCAGGCGGTGGAAAGAAGGGAACCGATGCACTTATTGACTACTATCAGCACAAATATGTCTTCAATAAGTACGAGGTTTCTGATTCGGAAGGTGCTAATGCAGTGTACGATAAGTACGGCGAAAAGGGTATAAAGAACTTCGCAAAAGTCAAAAAGAATCTTCGCGGATCTCAGAAAGCTGAAAACATTAAGAGTGCAATTGATGCAACTTTGCCTACACTTAGTAAGAGTGAGAAGGCGACTTACTACTCTTACTTTAAGCCTGATTCAAACCCCGGAGCTAACCCTTACGGCTATGTTGCAGGTGTAAATTATGACGCTTCCGAAGACAAAACATATCAAAAAGCTAAAAGTGCGATACCGAAACTAACTCCCGAAAAGTTTTATGAAACACGAAATAAAATTGATAAATGGGGAGACGAAAGCCGCGGAAAGCGCTACGGAAATAATAGTATTTCTGAGGATGAAATCCTTCCATACATCAATGCAACCGCTACAAGCTTGGAAGAAGCACAAGCCCTCTATAACGCATATGGAAATCCCGGAACAAACAAAAAAGGTGTTACAAAACACATCGTTAAAAAAGGCGGCGAGTATGTCGCAACATATTAACAGAGAGCCTCTATCCCGCGTGGGTAGGGGCTTTTTTATTTTGCTCTTGAAATTTTCAACTTAATTAGTTATATTTTAAATATCAATATTTTAAATATTCATATTTCTAATATTTATATTTTAAATATTAGTATTTATAATATGCATATTTTAAATATTGGTATTTTTAATATTCATATTTTAAATACTAATATTTTAAATACTCATATTTATAATACTGATATTTTTAATATTTATATTTTTAATACTCATATTTTAAATATTCATATTTCTTATATGCATATTTAAAATACTAATATTTTTAATATCAATATTTTAAATATTAGTATTTATAATATTCATATTTTTAATATCAATATTTTTAATATTAGTATTTGTAATATGCATATTTAAAATATGAGTATTTTTAATATTAGTATTTTAAATATCAATATTTATAATATTCATATTTCTTATATTCATATTTTTAATATCAATATTTTTAATATCAGTATTTATAATACTAGTATTTTAAATATTCATATTTTTAATATTTATATTTTAAATATTAGTATTTTAAATATTCATATTTTTAATATTAGTATTTTAAATATTAGTATTAAAAATATAGGAGAAAAATTGATGGGAAAAGTAATATCTATTGCGAACCAAAAGGGCGGCGTCGGAAAGACAACAACAACTATCGAGTTTGGGTGTCTTTTATCCGGCAAAGGAAAGAAAGTGCTTATAATCGATTTCGACCAACAAAGTAACACTTCTCAGAGTCTTGATTGTGACCTTAAAAAGCCAACGATCTATGACGTTATGACTGCAAAGGCCAATGTCTTAGATGCTATTCAAAACATTAGAGAGGGACTTGATATCATCATAGGATCTCTTGAGCTGTCAAAGGCCGACAGGGATTTTACAGACCATGACGACTTCTTTATCCTCAAGGACATAACAGACTACTTGAAAAAGACTTATGATTTTATTCTCATTGACAACGCGCCTGCAAAATCCATTACAGGAACAATGTCTTATGTTGCGGCTGATTATATAATTGTGCCGACTGATGTAGACGACAATTCCGTAACAGGGATCATGGAAGTAAACAAGGATATCCAAAAATACAAGTGCGGCAAAAGACCTATATCCGATGCTGAGATGGTGCTTATCCTTCTTACAAGGTGTGAACATACTACAGCACTTCACCAGGCACTTCTTGACGACCTTGAGAAATTATCAGACACTCTTGAGGGCAAGCCTTTAGTGCTTCCGATAGCTAAAAGCATTGCGGCTTCAGAGACAAAAAGATACAATCTGCCACTTATGGACTATGAACCAAAATGCGGAGCTGCAAAAGATTATGTGATAGCTGTTGATAAATTTTTGGAGAGAATAGGAGAATAAAAACATGACAAGCAAAAGAGATAGATTAGCTATGATGCTTGAAAAGAATGGGACCCAAAATACTAAACGTGAGGAAAACACTATAGTTGATGAACTTTTGACGGATTTTGAAAAAGGGGAGAGCAAAAGCATTGAGGAAAAAGACAACACACCTGTTATTCAAAATACCCCTGTGAAATCGCAAGATTTACCCCCTAGAAACGAGTTTATAAACGTAATAGATAAATCGCACGTCGGAAGACCAAAAACGCTTGTAGGGACGTATAAAGCTATTTCAGCTAGGCTTAAAATGGAGAACTATGTTTTTGCGAGAAAAGAAGGTGCAATGTATGGTGGTATGAACGCCTATATCAATTACCTAATCGAGAAGGATCTAAAGAGAAAAAGTAAAAACAGATAATAAAGGAGCGCCCTACAAAGGGCGCTTTGTTGTTGCCCCTTATACAGACAAGAAAGGGGTTGACAATACTATATTACTTCTACAAGAAATTGTAAACAATAAAAAACACCTTATGTCTATTCCGGGAGTTTTTCGCTATGTAAAAAAAGACGGTCGAAAAAATCGCACTAAATGTCCACAATAGAAACGAAAGTATCAAAATGAACCAATGGAATAGAGCAAGTTGAACTATTGGAGAAGGTCAAAATGCCCTGCCAATACCATAGAATACTCAAATACTGCTCCAGTAGATTACTTAAAAGGTATAAGGGATTGCAACACAATCGGAAGAATTGTGGACATTTAGTACGATTTTAAAAAATGTGGAAAACTCTTTATATATCTAACATATATATTAATTTTATATATATTAATATATTAAGGGCTGTTTAAAGCCAGTATTTATGCGGGTTTAAAAGTTTCGCTATGTAAAAAAAGACGGTTCGCTATGTAAAAAAAGACGGTTTCGTTATGTAAAAAAAGACGGTCTTTTTAAAAAATCAAATGTGGATAACTTTTCGTTATGTACAAAAAGACGGTCAAGATTAATCGGCAGGAGTGACTTTTACTTCATCGGCGCACTTGATTTCTTTTTCCATCTCATAATCAAAAATTGACACCTGCCCTTTTACTTGTTTCTTTTTCTTGTTTATGCGGTCGATAGACTCGCAAAATGCGGTAATTTTCTCGTCTATTTCCTTCTTTTGAATCTTAAAAGTTATCTTTTTTACTTTATGTTCTTTGCCTTCTTTTTTGGCAGTGTAGCTGACTTCAAGATCTGTGCATAGATTAATTTCTTTGACCGCTTTAGTAAGCACGCAGCGATTTAGTTCTGAGTAATTCTTATAATTTTCAACACATAGAAGCCCTTTTAACTCGTCTATGTCAAAATCTTTCTCAAATTGATATGAATACGATTTAAACAATTCATATAGCCGGATAGAATGTTTTGTCTTAAGACTTAAGATATTCCATAGTTCATATTTGGTATATCGGCCCTGAACCCCGCCTATATCTATTAAATATTTTTTTAATCGGCTATTCAGAATAACTGAAATACTCCCTCTTTTTTGGTTGCACTCCGCTTCAGCGAATGGACTAAATAGGATTTCGCTATTGCCTATCTTTATCCATCTAGCTTTAGTATTAAAATCTAAGGCCATTTTTTTAAATTCACGATATACATTTTTTTTGTTTATGCCGCAAATCTCGGCGAATTCAAGAGCCGAAATCTCATACCGCTGAAATTCTTTATCTGTGGGTTTTATCTTAGATATAACATAACAAAACATTTTTTGTTCGATTGTTGTAAGATCATAGCTTGCGCACTGTATCAAGTCATTTTCTTTTATTACACACATATCATGTGCTTTTTGTAATTTTCCACCCATATAAGCCCCTTTCGTTATGTAAATGAATCATACCTTTTACATAGCGAAAAGTCAATTGTGCATAGAAGACCGTCTTTTTTTACATAGCGAAAGTATGACCTTAAAAACAGGACTAATGATATAGTGGTGAATTTTATTGGGTCACGCTGACCCAATAAATGACCCAATAAATGACCCAATAAAAAAGAGCTTTTGGAAATCCAATAGCTCTTTTTTTATTTATTAGTTCAGCTTTATTGACGGTTTTTTTTTTTTTTTGTACACTAAATACAGATAATTTGGACATAGCTAAAAACGGGCTTTAGGAAGGATAAGTATGGTCGAATTTAAGATCAAGGAGCGCAGGCTGCAATTGGGGATGAAGCAGAGCGAACTTGTGAGAAAAAGCGGCGTTAGTAGGACTGTTATTTCCGAGCTTGAGAACGGAAAAGAAATAGATGTACGGCTGTCTACAATTGTCGCATTGGCTAAGATTTTGAAGTGTTCACCTACAAGACTCTTCAAATGTACGCCTAATAAGGTTCGGTCTAAGATACTTGAAAAGGCCGGATGAAAAAATTATTTTCTATTTTGTTCTTACTATTGGCGTTCAGCCAAAATATAAACGCTTATGAAACCGACAAGAGTATAAACGTGTCGGAAGATGTACCGGAAGATATGATTAACTACTTTGAGCTTGCAGGAAATGCTTTTGATATCTGCCCGGAAGTTCTAGAAGCGATTGCTTACCACGAGTCGCGGTTTTTTCCTGATTCAAAAAATGGACAATGTTACGGTTTAATGCAGATTAACGTAAAAGTCCACAAAAAGCGCATCCTAAAATATGGATGGACTGAAGAAGATATGCTTGATCCTTTAAAAAACATCATAGTTGCGGCCGACTTGTTAAAGGAATTGTACGACGAGTACGAAGACAACGGGCCTGTACTTGCCATCTATTCAGGTAACTATAGCGCCGTAAGAGAGTACGAAAAGAGCGGCGTTTTATGTAACTATGCAAATGCAATTCTTGATAAGAGCTATGAACTTGAAGAGCTCCACAAGAAGCACGAGGTAAAGGATGGAAAATAGTATGCTTGAGATCACTAACGGGTCACTTGAAAGAATGAGGGCGGCACTTGAGCTTTTGGCACTCAAGGCTAAGAGAATGAACAACGATAATCTTCACTGTTTTATCGACGGTGAAGATGTAGAAGAGATATTGGCTGTTGCAGGAATGAATATTGAGGGGCTTTTGGAGAAGGAGGCGCCCCCATGCTTAAGCCATACGACGAACTAAGAAAGATAGACGTTTCTAAGTACACTGAACTAAGAGACGGCTTTAGGTATCTTAACTGGGCGAAGTGCATCGACCTTCTGCGTGAAAATGGAGCGGAGAGAGTGTACTTTGAGCCTATCCCGGATGAAAAGACGGGAAACAGTCTACGAATGACTGATGTTGTCTTTACGGACACGAAAAACACTAACAGGTGTTATGAGACAAGAATAAAGGTTGTTATCGATGATAACGAGTACTTTATGCAAACGCCTGTTATGAATGGAAAGAACCCCGTAAAAGACAATTCCATGAACCAAAACAGAGTTTGGACGTCCATGTGCAGGGCATTTGTAAAGTGCGTTGCCATAAATACGGGCCTTGGGTTTGACCTGTGGCTTAAAGAAGAGGACTCTAGGAACTTTGAAAATGATATACCTGAATTTGATAACAAGGTGGCTTTTGATGCAAAAGTGGATATCATAAAGAACTACGCTCAGAAGTTTCACCTTAATATCCCAAAGTGGCTTGAAGCAAACGGCACAGACTGGGATCATCTTACAGAATTGCAGGCGGCTAAGATGATTCATACCTTGACTGAAAAGTACGGAGAGTTAGTAAGTGGACAAGGTAACGGGAAAGCCGATTGACATTATTACCTTCCTAATGAGCGCAGGAGATAAAGAGGCCGTCTATGATCTTACGCTTCATAAGGACGTAAAGAAAAGGTCACTTGATGCAAATGCATATTTCCACGTCTTATGCGATAAGCTGAGGCAAAAGCTAAACGTATCAATGGCTTACTGTAAGAACCATCTTATAGCAAGCTATGGACAGATTTTTTATCTTCCGGATGATACGCCGCTTATCTATAAGACAAATGCACCTGAAGAGTACATGATGGAGCTTGAGACGATACATACGAAGTGTATCAAAATAAGCGAAGAGAACGGAAAGAACGTGTACTTTTACCGTGTGTATCGGGGGTCTAGTGACCTAAATTCGGCTGAAATGGCCCTTTTAATCAAAGGAACTGTCGAAGAGTGCGCCGCGCAGGATATAGAAACGGCGACGCCTGACGAGATAGCACGGATGAACCAGTTGTGGGGGCAAAAGAAAGATGCACAGACGAACGAAGGAAGTAGCAATACCCCAGAAGGTCAGAGAAGCAGTTGAAAAAAGGGATAACCACAGATGTATCTTTTGCGGGTCGCCTAATGCAAGAGGCGAAGCGCATATCATCAACAGGTCGCAGGGAGGACTTGGAGTTGAACAAAACTTAGTTACTGTATGTCCTAAATGTCACTTTCAGATGGACAACGGACAGGCAAGCAAACTTTTTAAAGAAAAGGCTGTCAGCTACGTTAAATCCATTTATAAGGACTGGGACGAAAAAGATTTTATATATAACAAGTGGAAATAGGCGGCAAGCAAAGGGATGAGAACAAGCCGGATAACATCATCTCAGAGGGCACCTAATAGGGTAAAGGTTTCATGTGGTCGCACACTTTGCGGGAATATTTCAAGGCGTTCTTGGATCGCTCCCAAGTAACGACTGGCTAATGAACGTAGTCACGCGCCGGGAAAAGACCCGAAGCCGCTTATTTTATAAAAGGGTTGTAACTTCTCTTTAAAGTCTTGGGAATTTATCACATAAAAGACTTTGTGAAGGTCAACCCCTGTCATATCAGGGCAGGGGTGAAAGGAGGATGATGAAACATTACTCTTTGACTATTCCTATTACACCTGAGTCGAAACAAAGACCTAAATTTACAAGATTTGGGAAGGCGTATACGCCAAAAAAGACAAGGGACTATGAAAAGAAGATATCCGATTATTTTAGTTCTCACTTAAATGTGGGGACATTTAATAAAGATGTACCGATTGTAGTAAATCTCATTTTTGGGATGCCTATTCCAAAGAGTACATCAAAGAAAAGGGTTAAGGTGATGCTTGAGGGGGCAATAAAACCTACTAAAAAACCCGACATTGATAACATGCAAAAAGCTGTTCTCGATGCACTTAACGGTCTTGCGTGGGACGACGACTCGCAGATCGTAAAAGTAACCGCTGAAAAAGAATATGCCGTAAATCCTTATGTGCATCTATATGTCCATGAGGCCATCTAACAGGGGGATGCGAATGGAGAGAGATAGTTTCGTTTTTTACAGGAGCTTTTTTGAATCAATTTCATGTTTAGATAAAGAGCAGAAAGCAGATTGTCTTGACGCCATTGCAAGGTATGCCCTTGACGGCGAAGTTATAGAGATGGACGGAATAATAAAGGCTTTATTTTTGTCCATGAAACCACAGATAGATGCAAATACAAGAAGGTATGCTAATGGGCTTAAAGGCGGCAGACCGTCTAACCAAAAAGAAACCAAAGAAGAACCAAAAGAAAACCAAAACGAAACCAAAGCAAAACCAAACCGAAACCAAACCGAAACCAAAACAAAACCAAACGATAACCAAGGAGGAACCAACCCCGAACCTAATGTAAATGTAAATGAAAATGATAAAAAGATAACCCCCCTTACCCCCCTTACAGGGGAGAAAGTGACCCCAAAGAAACCTTCAGAGCTTGTCGAAGATAGGAATTTCAAGGCGCCGCTTAAAGAAGCTGTGCTTCAATGGCTTAAATACAAGTCTGAGAAAAAACAAGGCTACAAAAGTACGGGCCTTGCTAACTTTTTGACGCAAGTTGAGAATAACGCAGAGGTTTACGGGGCCGAGAAAGTCTCGGCCGTAATAAGGTCGTCTATGGGGGCAAACTACCAGGGCGTTGTTTGGGACTGGCTAAATAAGAACGGCCCGCCCAAAGCGGCTAATGATTGGTCGCATATCAGGTAGGAGGGGGAGCCTATGATGAGAGACGAAATCAAGCTACAGCTTGAAAAGCTGAACTTGTTTTTTGATAAATTTACAGTCTCGCAGACTATCTTCAACATGTGGGTCGATGTGTTTAAGTCCTACGACAGCAAGGTATTTGAGCGAGCGATTGACGAGGTGATTAAGAACGAAGAATTTGCGCCGAGCATAGCGACTGTAAGACGCTATTGCAGGGATATTGAGCTTGAAAACAAGCAGATCATGGAAAAGGCGAGGGAGTGTTATTTAAGAGCCATTAACGCCCTTGGGATTGAAAAAAATATGGACGAGTTTCTTGTTTTTCTTAGGGTCATAAATGGTGAGCCTAGAAACAACAGACTTAACTTTGCGGAGGATATCTGTTCAGCTATCGTTAACTTTGCAAATAAGCAGATTAGCGAGGGAAATAAAAACATCTCTTTTGTTGAACTTTTAAAAGATTGCTCTGAGAGGTGCAGTAAAAATGCAGGTTGACGTTGAGAAAAACTTAATTGCATCGATACTTCTTGAGCCTGAGTGTGTATCAGGTCTTGACGTCGAAGGATATATGTTTAGCACTGAGATGTACAGACAGATATTTGAGCATTGCAGAGCACTTGACGACAAAGGACTTGAGATAAACACACTAAGGATTGCCAAGGCACTTGTTACGCCCTATATGTCTTTAGTGCAGGTGAATGAATATCTTGCAGATATAATCGACTCAAAGGATGCTTCAATAAGCGACGAGTATTGTTGCAAGGAGCTTAGAAAAAGATTTAGGGCAAGTAAGGCTAAAGAGATCCTAGAGCGTGTAGAGCTTACGCCGGATAATGTGGATTCTGTGCTTGACGAGCTGACAGATGATTTTGACGGGATAAAAGAAACTAGGAGTAAAGAGGCCGTCAAAATGTCAGAGCTTGTAAAGTATCGCGGTGATTACTTTAGGGACAAAGAAATAATCTACGACACCGGGATATCAAGCATTGATGATAATATAGGCACCTTTGACAGCGGCGACCTTATAATTATTGCCGCAAGACCATCTGTAGGAAAAAGTGCACTCGCTCTTCAGATAGCAAGACGCTTTGGAAGAAACGGACTAAAGACCGCGTATTTCAATCTTGAAATGACTGAAAAGCAGATGTATGAAAGAGCCGTTGCAAGTGCGAGCGGTATCAACATGAAGCGCATAAGAAACGCGACAACCTTTCTTGGAGACGAGAAAGAGAAGTTCGACAAGGGCAATGATCTTTTGATGCAGGAAGATAATCTTTATATCTACGATGGAAACTTCAGGGTAAGGGATATAAGAGCGGCACAAAAGAAGCATAGATTTAAAGCTATATTTGTTGATTATCTTCAGCTTGTAACTCCCGATAGGGTACGTTCAAATAGGCGTGAAGAAGTCGGAGCTATAAGCAGGGGCCTTAAGCGTATAGGGATGGAAAATAACATTCCTGTCTTTGCCCTGTCGCAGCTTAACAGAATGAGCGAAATGAACAAGGACAAAGAGCCGTCTATGGCGGAGCTAAGAGAAGCCGGAGACATTGAACAGGACGCCTCAACCATCATAATGCTGTGGAACCCTAACAAGGAAGACAGTCAGACCAAGATGATAAAGATAGAAAAAGGCAGACAGACAGGCAATTCAAGGCAGCAGCTTAAATTTGACGGAAGCAAGATGCTCTTTTACGAAAATGACTTTGAAGATGCTTCAGAGGATATGGAGATACCTTTTGAATTTGATTAAGAAGGGAGTCGATGAATACTGAAGAGTTTAAAGTAAAAATCTATGGGCCATATTCGGAAGCGTGGAAGATCCTAAAAATGATACAGTTCGCGGGACAATCTGCGCATGATGATGAATTATGGCAAAAATACATGAATGAGATTGACCGTTTTTCAAAAGAGAATGAAGGCAACGTATTTGCTAAAGAAACGCTTGTGAGGATGCTTTTAGATGCTGGCGGTAATATCGCCAAAATGAACGGGGGAGCAGATGAAGTATAAAACGCCAAGTAAGCGAAGCAAATTTTTTGTACCAAAAGAAGATTATATAACGGCTATCCATTGGTGTCTTAGGTACCCACTGTGGGTAGCAGAGCTTAAGTTACTTCCCGATACAAATAGGTCAATGGCCTATGAGAATGACCGGGTTCAAAATTCTGCAAGAAGTGATATCACGGCAGATACCGCAATAAGGATAAAAGAGCTTGAAAGAAAGATAGAGCTCTTAGAAGATACAGCAAAAAAAGTAGACAAGGATCTTAAGGACTATATCATTCTTGGAGTCACACAAGGCCTTACGGTGTTTCAGCTTTTACAACGCGGTATGCCTTGCAACAAGAATGAGTATATCAAGAAAAGGCAGCAGTTTTACTACGAGATATCGAAAAAGATATAAGGGGGTAAATATGATCTGCAAACATAAGGATTGCTTTAATTGTCCTGAAATTGAATGTGTGCTTGAAGATGAAGAGCTTGAAGGTAAAGAATTTGATGATATTGTCGATGAAGCCGCAAGGGGTAAAAGAGCTCTCTACAACAAGACTTATTACCAAAAGCACAAGAATGAGCTTAGAGAGCGGGCAAAATTACGGGCAAGGAAGATTAAAAAAGAGAAGACTTATAGGATGTGTAAGCACTGCGGTAAGAAGATTGACCTAAAAAAAGGTGCGGTGCTTTATAGAAAGAAGTATTTTTGCTCCGGGGAATGTCTAAAAAACTATCTTCTTAAGAAGGTCGAAAAGGATGTAAAGGACGTCAAAGTATGATCGTGATAATCAAAAAGGGAACAAGAGAAGTAACCACTTGTAATACTTGTGGCTGTAAATTTAGTTACGAAAAGCAAGATGTAAAGAATGCTGATACAGATAATTACAAAGGGTGGAAAGAATATGTAGTGTGCCCTCAGTGTTCTTGTGAAGTAATTATAAGACAGACAAAATGAATTAGCAGGAGGCGAATAATGATTCAGAATGAACGTGACAAACTAGAAGGCTTGATTGCAGAGACAAAGGATAAAGTTGCAAGGCAAGATTATCAAAATGGTCTTAATACTGCGTGGGAATATGCACGTATGCTGATTGATATTTCAACATATATGGAGGGCGCGGATATACTTGATAAAGTTTTTGGAAAAGCTTCTCTGATACATATTTTTGAAAATTATTCAGCGGCAGAAGTGATAGCAAAGTTTGGAGAAAACGTTTTTGACTACATAAACTCTCCGGCGGAACTTCCAAAAAAAGGTGATGAAATTGAGAAAGACGACGGACAGATAGGTGTAATTGTAGATGTAAATGATATTACTGAAAAAGCTAATGTTTTATGGGCCAGTGGAAATGTTTCACACGCACTTGACTTTAAGCGTTTCAAATTAACAGGGCGTAATTTTTCGGAAGTAATCGGGCTATTAGACAAAATGGTATTTGGAGAAATGTGAGAATGAGAAAACTATACGCCGACGTAAAGATATTTGAAGAGGGCAAAGATCAGCCATTCATCAATAAACCCTGTGTATCTAGTGAAGTATGTGAACATGACAAAGAGGTTGTTCTTAACAAGATAAGAGCAGAGATAGAAGAAGCACAAACGTATGATGGTATCTATATTGATAGAGCTTATGTATTGGAAATTATAGATAAGTACAAGGCAGAAAGCGAGGGAGAATGAAAAGATACATAGCTATTTTAGAGGTTGACGACGATTGCGAGATAGCAGGGAGCATTGAAGCAACTGTATCTTACACATACCGTGAGAATGGCACGAATTACGCAACAACTGAAAGCGTGGAGTTCAAAGCAGAAAGTGAGGGGAAAGAATGACAATACAAGAACTATATGAATGGGCTAACGAAAACGGCGCTCTAAATGAAAATGTATGCGTACATGATATATACGAAGGCTGGAAGTACGCGGAAGGAGTAGAAAAGAACGAAAGACACGGAGCGGTTGAAGTACGGATTTGGTAAAGGCGGGAAGGAAGATGGCTTGCATATTAGACGAACCTTTACAACCATATATTTGTGAAGCAGATTGGAACTGTAAAGATTGTCCTAATTGGGTTAAAAGCAAAGATAAATACGAAAGTGAGGCTAATACATTAGAGCTAAAAAGGGGAAGTGAAAATGGGCTTTAAAAAAATCTGTGATGATACTTGCGACAACTGCGTGTACATCTGCGAAGGTGATTTTATATGCAGTGAGATTAATGAACTTGTGATAGTTGACTGGGTTCCTGTGTATGGGACTTGTATTAGACACAAGAAAAAGGATCTCTTTAATCAGAAAAAAATCAAGATAAAAAAAGGTAAGAATAAAACATAAAAATAAATGAAGGAGCTTTGAAGAATGAGTGCTGATAAGTGGATAGTATGGTTTATTTCTTTGTTTTGCGGAGTATTTTGTTTGGCTGATTTGCTAGGAAATGGCTGTTATTATATCGGCGTTTGGAAAGCAAATAAGAAACTTAACAAATTGGAAGATGAACTTGGAAGGAAAATACCGCTGTTTTATAGCGATACACTTTTATTGACCCTCGATAATAAAGAGACATTTAAAAAGGTTGAAACGGTTGTTGTTACCAATGGAAAAGATGCAAAAGAGTTTATCTTAAGATCAGAAGACAAAAATGACTAATGGGGAGTAAGGCATAAATGATAAAAAATGGTAGCTATGAGGATTTACTTGCAGACGCAAAACACGGAGTGTATGACTGCACAAAAAATGGCAAGTGTAGCGGTTGTGGGGATTGTTGCAGTAATATACTGCCTCTTATGAAAAAAGAGATTGAAGAGATAAAGAAGTACATAAAAGAACATGATATTAAAAGGCAGGAGCACAGGTCATTTTTTCTTAGTGCAGATACTATCGATATGGTATGTCCTTTTTGCGATACAACAAAAGAATTAAAGTGTACGATTTACCCGGTAAGACCTTCAATATGCAAAATCTTTTTGTGTTCAAATGCCGCAAAAAGAAGAGTGCATTTAAGTGACGCCGGAAGAAGAGATATAAACATGAGCAAAGTATTTTTTGGTGGGGGGGAGACAGTAGGCTTATATGAGTGCACAAGAATACTTAGATGCTTGCAAATATATGACTGACGAAGAGCATAAGCTTATTTGGGAATTATACATGAGTGGGATAAACCATGATTGCCATGTGTGGGTGACCTTTGGAGACGTCGAAAAAGTCATAGGAAAGATAATCTTAGGGAGGACTAAAGATGGAGATAACGTACATAGTTGATGGTGTTTATCTTAAGAATATAAAAGTAAAATATACCCCTTGCGAATATCTTTTAGCAGAACAAGGGATGCGCTTTTTACATGACTCAGGGGAGCTTAGAAAAGCAGATAAAAACCTTCTTGATAAGATGCTTACGGCAGCAGATAAGAAAAGGGAGGGAGAAGCTAAAAAAGGAAGTAAAGCGGCAAGCGATGTGATAAACGTCATAGATTTTGAGCGAAAATGGCTTTATGATGCAGGCCATAGGTCGAAAGATATTGATATTGCTTTAAATGCGATTAAAAGCAAGGTGAAAGAAGTCTTAGAGAAAAATTTGGCAGAAGGGGTAGGAAACTAGCATGGAAACTTTAGGAGAAAAGATTGAGAAGATTCTGGAAGAAAAGGGAATGAGCCAAAGACAACTTGCAATAAAAATGGGGATATCGCCAAGCTCTTTAAATCAATATGTGAGAGGCCATAAAAATGTTGGTTTAAAGGTTATTCTTAAACTATGCAAGACTTTGGATGTTTCAAGCGATTATCTATTAGGACTTGAAACAGGTGCGAAAAAAAATAAAAAAACAATTAAAAATATTGATGCTTTATGGGATTTTTTGAGCGTAAACACGGAAAAAAGTATCATCCAATTCGATGTATTAAATGCTGAAAAGCCTCTTTATTTAATCTCAGTAAAAGAAATAGGCACTTTTACACTTAATGAATCGTGGTGTGAACAAACATATGAAAAGAGGTCGAAGGATGCTTGAGACTATGGTGTTAGATGTTTTAGAAGAGCATTTAATAAAAAAAAGATGTGATAAACATGGAAACTTTATTGATAAACTTAGTAAAGGCTGTATTGGGGTTTTAGTTTTCTATGGAACCGCAACGGGTGCACTTAATAGTCTTCGTTCGCTTGACGATGAAAATACACACACGTATATAAAGGCAGATATGGCATTTACTAGGATGCTTGATAACGATATAGTCGGGGAAAATTTAGTCACTCTATGGAATGATTGCTGTTCCCTTGATACGGACGGAGCTGTGCAAGTAATGCTTGATAGAGACATCGACGACATAAAAAAGCATATAAATAAAGGCCTTCCATATACTAAAGAGGAAATGAATGTAAGAGATCCGGAGAAAAGAGACGGCCAATGGTGGAGCTACTATTTTACCAAAGGGGAAAACAAAGGGTCTTATGTGAACGCCCAGGGGCCATTTTATGAAGCGAAAGAAAAAGTTAAGAATAAGTATAAGGGTGAATGTAAAGTGATTCCATTTGATGTAATGGAACATATTCTTTGTTCAAAAGAAAGATTTATTCCTGAACCGAAATGCATTGACAATATTGACTAAAAAAGAGGGTAGATTTATGGAAAACACGGAACTTACTGTTGCAGAGGTTATGGAGAAGTATTTAGAAGAGGCAAATATCAGACCTGTCACAAAGGATATGACTAAATGGGTTGCAAACTCTAAGCTATTTGAGCATATCAATAATATTAAGATTAAAGACTTAGATCAGGAGACTGTAAGAGCTTGGGTCGATTATATGATTGAAAGCGAATTTTCAGCGTATACAATTGCAAATTATTTTGGTGTGCTTAAAAGGGCTGTTGAGTTTTCTTGTAATTTAGTGATTGCCTGCAAACTCCCTAAAAGAGAGTGGAATAGGGGTCATACAGATGTGTTGACTGAGAACCTTTTCACTCAAATACTTTTGTGTTGCGACGAAATAACAATGAAGGGCGTTCTTTTGTCCTATTATGCAAATGCAAATAACCATGAAGTATGCAATCTAACTTATAAGGATGTTTTTTACGATAACAACGCTATATGTCTTTACTCAACTGTTAAGCTTGAAAATGGCGCTTGGAATTACTATGAAGATGGTGCTCAAGATCAGAATATAAGGTTTGCTCTTATACCTAAAAACGTAATGGAATTTATTGGACGTGGGAAACCAAACCAAAAAGTTATTGGATGCGACTATAAATATTTAAGTTGTAAGTATGGACAACTTCTCAGACAAAATAAAATAAATTTTCCTTTTAGAAATTTGAAGACTGCCGCGCTTTACAAAAAAATAAACGTTAATCCTATTGGAATAATAGAAAATCAACATCTTTTTGCTTTCTCGGAAAATAAAGACCTTAATGTAATTGACTGCATTAAAGGCTATATCGATAAAGGTGGCCGGAAGGCTGGCGGACAAAATTACAATGTAGATTTAGCGTATAGAGTGCTTAGCGATAAGACTTTAGGCGAACTTTCAAAAGATGTTATAGAAAGATGGGTTGCGGATCTTTGCGAAACTTACCTGCAATGGGGCTTAACTAGACATTTTAGCTTGTTAAACGATGCTCTTTTAGATGCTTCAAATGGTAAGTACCAGTTATCAAAATGGCATTTAGATCTTACAAGTAAAAAAATCATAACAATTAGAGCTGAAAAAAAAGAAGTTCCTTTTGACAAAGAGGCTGTCAGAAGACTTTTTGATTATGCGGTTCCTGATCTTAAAAAAGCACTGCTTCTTAGCGGGTATGGCGGCTTTTTGCTTACTGAAATAGTGCAGATAAAAGTTAAAGACATTGATAAAGAGAAGTGTCTTGTAAGTTTCGGCAATAAAAGTGCCAATCTGAGTAAAGCTATGGTTAGATTTCTAACACAGGGGAGCCCGGACGACAATGTTGTAAAGGCTAATACATCCGCCCTTTCAGTTTTTTTGAAAATCCTTTGTAGAAACTACGGGCTAGAAGTTGATTTTGTAAGTTTAAGAGGCGCTTATATTGACGATATAGGCTGATTATTATATCATTAAAGCGGTAATCGTCACTGTTGTGACACAAGTATGTCGAAAACTTTTAATATGCGAAAAAATCCCCTGTCCATCCAGGGGATTTTTTCATGTTATTGCATAAGATTTTTTGAAATTTGTGATCGCTTCTTTAAGTTCAACCTCTTCAGGATTTAGGTCTTTCTCGATTTCTGTTAGGTTGTAAATCATTCCTTCAGGCGACAGATTGATTTCGTCGCCTTCCGGTTGATAATAAGGATCATATGCTTCAATTATTTTTTTATATGCTTCAATCATTTATTTTCCTCAATCCAATTTAAAATCTCTTTTTCGCTATAATGGGGATATCCACATATGTTTGGCCTTCTATATGTCGGGTAGTCTTCATCGTCAAGCTCTTTGAGTTCATAGTCACCACAATCAAGCTGTCTGTATTTCTCCCAGTCGCTTGTTAAGAAGCTGCAAATGGCCTGATATGCCAAATCAAAAGCTTTTTCGTTGTTCTCTCCGTAATGTTCATCTAGAAAATCGGTGTTGTTGTCGAAATAGTCCCCGGCAAGTTTTTCAATCTCTTCATTTACAACGTCGGCGTCTATTTCCTTAAAGGGGTGGGGGTGTGTACAGCACTGTGCGTATATCCTATATATCTTTTTCATAATTTCTCGCTTTCTCCCGAAGAGCCGCTTCAGGTCGGTATTAATATCCAAGCCAAGCCAGTAGATTCAGGCGGCTTATGTTAGTTACATCCTCTTTTTCTTCAGTGACGCGGCCGTTTTTTGAAGTGTAGTAAGCAATTGCGTAAATTCGGCCGTTTTCTTCAATCCAGTTAATGCTATGTAGTTTCAACATTTTCTTGATTGTTTTTTCACTCAATATTCTATCCTTTCCGTATGCTTTTGCATACATTTTTGATACTTCTTTTGACAACTTTTCCATTTTGGTGCTTTCTCCGGGGCTATATCCGGCCCCGGTCGGAATGTCCTAGTAGTATTTAACTTCAAGGTCGAAGCGGCGTCTTAGTTCGTAGGGAACGTCGTCTACAATCGTTCTTAGTTGCTTCTTAAGTAGTTCAACCTGTGCTTTTTTCTCTTCGTAGGTCTGAAGGATCTCTTTGTACTTCGTGATTTTCTTCAGGCGCTCGACTCTGCACTCTTCAATCAGGTTATAAGCCCGCTCCGCGGATATGCGTTTATCTTCATTTACAAAAGATTTTTCTTTGTCGTAGTAGCGGAAACTTGGGCGGGCGCCGCTTAAAATGGTATATGCTTCGTTGCTGTCTTTTGGCTTATACATGATGATGTATGATGTTTCGTAATAGGTGCTAAGATAGATGTACCCCGGAAGATTCAACTCCTTAAGAGCTGCGTCAAGCCTTTTGTTTATCACCTTGCCGTCAAATTTGGCAATGAGTTTTTTGATCTCAGGAAGGGCCTTGTTGACTTCTTCCATCATCTGAATGTCTTTCAAAGTGGCTTTTGCGGCCATTTCTTTGTCATACATGGTTTTTCTCCTTTACTTATTGTTCAAAGTCGCTGTTATTGCGCTGATACCATCAATCGCCGGGGTGTAACTATATCTATATTCCAGGCCGTTAATGATTGAAATAAAAGTGTCATATCGATAGAAGTAATCGAAATCGTGTGCTTTGTTGAACTTCCGCATTTCGTCTGAAGCACAGAAGTTGCCGGGCTTTGTTTTCCAGTCCCAAAAGTGGATAGTTGTGTGATCCTTGTTGATATAATCAACATGATCGACTTTCCGGGCTTTAATTAGATGTGAAAAATGTCTTTTAGCGCGGTCAAGTCCTTTATCATTTTCAAAGTCTTCATAAAAGTAATATATTTTCATCCCGTTGGTGTAGTGTGCTATACATCCGACGCCGGGAAGATCGCGCCTATTTAATTTGTTTATAAGATCCTGTTTATTCATATCTTTCCTTCTTTCTGCCGGGTTTAGCGGTTGCCGGCGCCGCGTCCTATTATGCGTTTGTGAGATCATACAGCTTTGCTTTAAGCTTTATGAGTTCTTCCTGAAGGCTGCTTACTTCCTTCTCTGCTTCTGTAAGTTTGGTTTCAAGTTTTCTGATCTCTGCATTTCTCAAAATAAGTGTTTCGGTCACACTATCTAAACTTTCTTTTTCAAGGTTGTATAACCCGTTATACTTGTCGCGATCTGCTTCAGCGTCGGCAAGTTTTTCGCGTAATTCGGTTGAAAACTTACTGTTTTCTGTGAAAAACTTGAGAGTTGATTCTATACCTTCAGCGGTGTTGTATACCCAATAAAAAGTCTGTTTGTATTTTTGGCTTAAGCTGTTAAGTTCGCCCGTGGTGCTATGGCCGATAAGGTCTTGAATATGAGTAATGAACTCGATTTCGGTATCTAATGACTTTGTGGCCTTAACTTCCTTCAAGAGTTCTTCCAGGTTTTCATAAATTTTTTTCTTCATTGTATTTTCCTTTCTGCGGGGCTTATCGCCCCGCTTAAAATGTCCTATCATGCTTCAATCGCTTTTTGATTGTTCTCATACTGCGTACTGCCGTACATTCCGCGGATGTCGTCCATGTTGTATACCTTGCCGTGTCTTCTGTGATACTCGCCTTCGTGGAAATACCACGCTTTTTTGTTGCCGGAATACTTGAAATTAAGGGCTTTTAGATTGTCCTTATAGTCCTTAGTGTTGCCGGATATCCATATCCAGGAGCCTATCAATTCAACTATGCAGCCGTTAAAACTTGTGAGTGTCCTTATAAGATCCGCGAACTGCTCCGGCGTTTCGTTTGTTTCCTTTGTGTAAGTCTTGCCTTCGTGATTCTTGTGTGTGTTCTTCAGGCGGTCAAAAGCTGCCTTGTATTCTGCAAACATTGCTTTGAATTCTTCAGCGTTTCCGCCGTTGTCGGGGTGCATCCTTTTTGCTAAATCGTGGAAAGTTGCTTTTACTTCTTCCAATGTGGTGCAATTGTTAAAATATTTATTCATGGTTAAACCTCCTATTATCCTTCTATGATTCCTGTGCGGTACAGTGTTCTATATAAGAAATCGCGCTGTTGATCTGTAAAATCGCCCTTTTCGAGTGCGTCCCAGACTTTAGTGCTTGAAATCTCAAAACTTTCGGTTACGTCTTTTACTGCGATGATCTCGCCGTTGCCAGTTACAAAGTCGCGGGCCTCTTTTTCATTCTGAGCGGGTACAGCTATCTTCATAGCGTTGTCGTCGTCGTCGATAAATACAAAATACTTTCTAAGTTTCATCATGTTTCTTTCCTTCTTTCTTTATTTGGTGTTTCTATCCGTCGGCCGCCGTGCTTATAGCTTGTCAAGCGGTCGCCGTAGCTGTGAAACGTTGTCTCGTTTGCTGTTGAGTTCATAATAAAGTATAGTGCGCAGTACGTCAACACCAATTTTTATTTCTCAGAACGATTTGTGAATTTTAAACAAAGTGCGCAGTATGTTATTGTGTAATGTGCACTATGTCGCCTGGGGCGAAAAAATTGTAAAATAATAGCGAAAACACCGATAAACACTGAAGGGAGACAAATTAATGGCAGTAGATACAAAAAAAAGAAACACACGACAGCAAAATTGGGTTAATGAGAATAGAGAACGAATAAACCTTTTATTTGATAAGGGTACAAAAGAAAGATTGACGCAAGCGGCCGCGGCTTCAGGGGTTTCGATAAGCGAGTATGTAAGAAACGCGGTCAATTCAAAGCTTCAAAAAGATAATTTTTAAAAAACGTGTCATAGAGGGCCCGTTTTTGGGGTTAAAATGATAGTGGAAAAACAAAACAAAAGCCCTTTTGATTTTTCCCCTCATTTTTCATAATGGAAATGCCAACAAAGCAAGAAAAGAACCTGGTTTACCTACCCTTGACAGGTTCTTTTTTTGTTGCATTTTTTCTATATAAGGCAAAAAAACAAGTTTTAGGAGTAAAGAGCCATGACGAAAGAAGAGAAGATTAATTCTATAGCTGCGGATATTAATCCGGGGGAGATCCCGAAGCCCGAAGAGGTTAAGACGGTTAAACCTGTCGAGGCAGATCCGGAAGGGGTAAAGGTGGAAGAGCTGCCGCGACTTGATAATGGAATGATAGACGTAGAAAAGATAAGTCAGGGCCGGAAGGATGAAAAGGGGCGTTATATTCTGCCTGATGATGTAATAGAAAACTATTTTAATGAGTTGCCGGACGGATGTACGAACGAATCAGGCAATAGATGGGTATTTAATGGGGGCTTGCTTAAGATGGCTGACAGGGAAATTAGACAGATGGGAGCCTACGCTTTACATGCAAAGCAGAAGCAGAGGCGCACTTTTAAAGAGGCTATCGACATCATGTTACGGAGCCAAGCAAGTGCGGCGAACATCTCGGAACTGGGGCTGGAAGAGGGGGCAACTAACTTAGATGTAGTGATCGCGGCCGCCCTGAAGCAGTCAGCACGCGGAAACGTCAAAGCTATGGACTTCATCAGAGATACAGCCGGAGAAAAGCCCGCAGAACAGCTAAACGCGGATATAACTGGATTATCTGAAGACGATAAAGCCATGTTAGAAAACATTAAAAAGCGGCTGGAAAGTGATTAATAAACATCAAATAAGGCTAATAGGATAAGGGGAAGTAATATATTAAACTTGATAAATATTAATATATTAACGGTATTTCGATACAGTAAGTAAGAATATACACGGAGTTATACCCGATATATTGATAGAAAAATAGATCAGGAATGCTAGAAAAGCTAGTAAACAAGCAGATTCTAGTTAAAACTTGATTATATTTAATAAAAAGGCTGTTTAATGTTTTTCGCAAAACTCTAATTTTGCGAAAAAGTATATTTTTTTGAGGGGTATATCTAGAAAAAGACTAGGTTCTATCCCAGATCTAGACCCCCTACCCCCTATACCCCCACCCCCGGCGGCGGCCTCGCTCCCGCGGGGACTCCCTAAGCCCGCCCCATAATTTTATCCCAAAAAACTCTGTTAACACCATCTGCGCTACAGAGTCTAGGAGTCTACGCTATGGATAGAAGTACATACAGACCTTGGCTACGGGTCAACAAAAACACAATTTCAAAGGAATTATCGAACGTCCCGCGTCTCGACCTTGACAAAAGACGATATGGAAACACCTTGACCGACGATATGATAGCGATGAAAAACCCGCGTAGTACAAACCAGCACACGCCCGTATCATTCGACTATCTAAACGATAAAGATAACTGGGTTGAAGACCATACTGCCCCGCCTGATTTCGTAACATTCTTAGACCTTGACCACAACACATGGCAAGATGTACACGAAAATCAAACGCCTACTGTAAGTCCGGGGGCGGCAAGACTTAGCAGAAAGAAATTTGTAACTGATGAAGTCTCAGTCCCCCACTCAAGAGATAACGAAAGAGAATCAATCTATCAAAGTGGAGCTGAAGAGGAACTAATGGGGCTTTACACAAAAGCTCTTCTTGACAGAAAAGCTCTTAAAGACCTACAGGGTATGGTTTCCACAGGCGGTTCCATAATTGACGACACAAGATACTTAAAGACAGGGGGCCGCACTTACCACGAAAAAGGTGAGCAAATGCCAAGATGGGATGCAGAGTACGATCCTGCGGTTGATACGATTGTAAATTACAATCTATTATCCCCAAGGGAGATAGAACAGCTCTATAAGATGGGCGTAAACCGTCCTGAGAGTGAAGACCTTACGGGAATACTAAAATCTTACGATTATTACGTTAAGAATCTTAAGGGGAAATGATGCTGGGAGATGCAACGACTGTACTAGGAGTAAGGCTTACGGACTACCAAAGAGAAAAACTTAAATACCTTGCAGACAAAGACGGGATAAAAGAAGTCGATTATGTAAGGAACCTCATAAATAAAGCGATAGAGAATGAGTTTATCAGAGATACGCAGTAAAGAAATTGAATATTGCAGTGGTAATATCGTATATTTCGTGGAAAATTACGGCCATATCGAAGACAGGACAAAGCCCGGCGTAATAGTACCGTTTAGTTTATGGAAAGAGCAAAAAGACGCACTTCTTGATATGCAGTCCCATAAATGGTCTATCGTACTAAAAGCGCGTCAGCTTGGTATCTCATGGCTAGTTTTACACTATGCATCTCACCTCATGTTATGTCGTAGCGGCCGCTCCGTTATAGGACTTTCAAAATCAGAGACGGAAGCAAAAGAATTAATCCGCAGGATGGTTCTTATCTTAAGTAACATGAGAGCACTTATAAGAGAGAAAAACGACCGTATAGGATGGGACGGACTATGGTTTGAGTCAACGGCCCTAACTGTTACAATACATCATCCTGGCAAGAGTGATTCCAAAATGCAGTGTTTTGCAAGTAGTGAAAATGCGGCAAGATCCTTTACGGCAGATTTACTATTGTTTGACGAATGGGCCTTCCAGGAGTTCGACCGCTCTATATGGGCGGCCGCGCTTCCTGTAGTAAACAATCCACTCGCAGGTCAGATAATCGGTGTCTCTACGATAAAACGAGGGTCACTGTTTGAGGAACTATACACAACGGATGATAACGGTTTCTATAAGATATTCATACCGTGGTATGCAGACCCCAATAGAGATAAAAAGTGGTATGACGATACTTTGCGGCTTCTTGGAAAAGCTACTATGTGGGCTGAGTACCCTGAAAGTGTTGAGCAGGCTTTGGACGTACCCGGTGGAAGATTCTTTGAAGAAGTCTCAGATTTATCCATAAGTAGTAATGAGAAATTAAAGCAAAACACCGTATGTTACGTTGCAATGGACTATGGCCTTGATAAGCTTGCTTGTTATTGGATTTTGCGAGATGCATTTGGCAATTCGCAGATAATACACGAAGAATACGAGTCAAATTTAATCATAAGCGCTGCGTCAGACCGTATCTTAAGGACAACAGAAGAACTTATGGAGCGAGAAATAATAAGAAACGTAGAGCAATATCTTGCGCCGCCTGATTTATGGAACAGGTCACAAGAAACAGGTAAGTCAAGAGCCATAATTTTTGCAGAAAACGGCTTAAATCTTACAAAAGTTAACAATGATATAAAAGCGGGTTGTCTTGCTATTAAAGAAAACACCGCACACATAGACGGAGAGAAGGGAAGGCTTACCATACTTAATAATTGTGCGCCTAACCTATTAAATTCTCTTAAAAAGATACAAAAAGACGAGAAAAAGCCGGAGATTTACGCAAAAGACCCCCACGAGCTTACACATTCAGTCGATGCACTTAGATATTATTGCATCTATTGGACTCACGGGGGAAAGACAAAGACAGATAAAAAGCGCAGAAAGTGGCGTCCCGACCAATGGGAGGACTACAGAAACGCAAATTCAAAGGATAAAGAGTACCTTAGAAAGATTTGGGGAGAGCCTGAATGATTAAGAGGTTAAAAAGGATGATAAAGAAAGTAGAAACGCCAAAAGACGTTGCAAAATGGGCCAGAAAGCTTGAATTTTGTAAGACTCAGTACGCAAAAGAGCTTAAGAACATGAAAACTTACGAAGATTATTACGAAGGTACAAGAAGTGTTCAGGCCGATGCAAACAGAGGGACAGATCCTACAAAGCTTGCAACAAATGTAAGGAATATCGTCTACGAGCTTATAGAGTCTCAGGTTGATACGTCAATTCCTATGCCAAAGGTAAGGGCAATCCATGCTGAAGATGATGAACTTGCGAAAAAGCTTGAAAAATTCCTTGAAAACAAGGTAAAGACCTGTAATCTTATCACAATTAATGATGCTGAAGAAAGAACAGTGCCTATCGTTGGTGGTGATTATACCCGTATCGAGTGGGACTTAAAAAGAGGTCTTCACTCAGAGATAGGAGATCTTAAAGTATCAGAGCTACATCCTAAAAAAGTTATCCCGCAGGTCGGCGTCATTGATTTTGATGATATGGACTACTTCTTTATCCAGGAACTTATGACAAAAAAGACCGTAAAGAGAGTTTACGGAGAGGATGTTGAGGACTGCACCAATGATTATCCTGAAATGACGGATGATATCGAGGGTGCGAGCACAAATGAAGACCTAGTAACAGTAAATACCGCCTTCTACCGAAATGAAACCGGGGGAGTCGGTATTTTTGTTTGGTGCGATTATGTAAAACTACTTGACCTTGACGAGTACGAAGCAAGATATCTTGACAGATGCGCAAAGTGCGGGGCTGTGATGGTCGATGGTAAGTGTCCTGAGTGCGGCAGTAAGAAGGCAAAGAAGTCAAAAGAAGAGTATGAGAGCCTTGAAAGTGCGCTTGAAGTCACTATATCGGGCGGCGGTTCAAAACTTATACAGCCATACGATGAAGAAGAAGTCCCGATGGTTGATGAAATGGGAAATCCTATGATGGATATGATGGGACAGCCAAGAATAAGCATTAAGAGGACTCAAAAGAAGATCCCGTACTATAGGCCAAACATCTACCCCATTATTTTGCGAAAGAATATCACCGCACAGAACCGTCTTATCGGTGGTAGCGACGTTGCTGTTGTTATAGATCAGCAGGACACCATAAAGAAACTTGGAACAAAGATAAACGAAAAGCTTATAAAAGGCGGTTCCTTTGTTACCTTGCCTAAAGACGTTGAGGTTGAGAAGGATTCCGAAGAACTTAATATCCTTAGAATTGATAATCCGGGACAAAAAGCTCTTATCGATACGATAACTTTGCAGCCTAATGTACAAAACGACCAAACATATCTTGAGATTAATTACTCATGGGCTAAGTCAACGCTTGGTATCACTGATTCTTACCAAGGTAAGTATGATGCATCGGCAACGAGTGGTACAGCAAAACAGTATTCGATAAATCAGGCGGCAGGCCGACTTGACTCAAAGAGAACCTTAAAGAATGAAGCATACGCTAAGTTATACGAGGCAATGTTTAAGTTTTGGCTTGCCTTTTCCGACAGCCCTTCAAAGATAACAAGCACTAATTCAGAAGGAGCGCAGGTCTTTGACGAGCTTGATAGAAAAGAGTTCTTGCGTCTTGATGCGGCAGGTGAGTTCTACTGGGACGATGAATTTATATTTGAGACTGATCCTACATCAACTCTTATGCAGAACAGAGAGGCAATGTGGAGTCAGACAGATATGAAATTACAGTCGGGAGCTTTTGGCCCTGTTGGTGATCTTGAGACAGCAAGGGCATATTGGACAATCCTAAAAGCTAATGGTTATCCTAACGCTTCTGTTGTCCTTAGCATCATAGAAAACAGGATAGAAGAGCAAAAGCAGATGGCGCAGGAACAGCTTATAGGACAAATGCCAATGGAAGGAGAAATGGAGAATGTTTTGCCCCAAATGTGACACAGAAATGCGTATTAAGGGAAGTGAATATGTCTTAAATGACGGGAAGTTATTTAGCAAGCAGACACTTACTTGCAGGAATAAAAACTGTCAGAACTTTGATAAAGACGTGAAAATCATATACACGCCGCTTGAAGTCTCAGAAGATAGCGAGGCTCAGGCAACAGATTAGTAGGTAAGCACCGTGAGGGTGCTTTTTTTATACCTAAATTCGCTTGGGAAGCGTAAAAACCCACGTATGAAAGGGAATTTATGAAAGAAAAAGATTTACTTGCTATGAACCTTCAGTTTTTTGCTGAAGAGGAAGGCGAGAGCGAAGGCGTAAACGAGACTGAAGCCGCCGACCAGTCAGATGTTGAGAGCGAAGATGTTGAACCTGCAGGCGAAGAAGAAAAAGAGGAACCCGCCGCCCCTCAGTTTGATACAAGCAGGGCAAACGCAGCTTTTGCTTCAATGAGGCGTGAACTTGAAGCCGCAAAAAGAGAGCAGGCAGATATTGACGCCTTGTATGCCCGTCAATATGGCGGTTATACGAACCCTGAAACGGGACAGCCAATTATGAGCGCAAGAGATTATTTTGAGGCTATGGAAGCCCAAGAACGTATGCAGGCAAGAGCACAGCTTCAGGAAAATAACATCGACCCGCGAATGATTGACAACATGATCGCAAATAGCCCCGCCGTAAGGCAGGCGAAAGCGGCAACGGCCGAACTTAACTCATACCGTGCATCTAGGATGATGGACGAAGACTTTAAAAAAGTCCTTGCCCTAGACCCCACAAAGACAAGCGAAGACGACATTCTAAATGATCCCGCTTATCTTACTGTGGTTAATTACATCGAGACGCACCCCGGCACGAGATTTGATGAGGCCTACAAGATAGTTAACTTTGAGCGGCTTGCAGATTCTAGGGGAGCCGCCGCAAAACAGGCTGTAGTTAATCAGGTTAAATCAAAGAACCACCTGTCAACGGGTACTTCAATTGATGTGCAGGATAGTGACGAAGATATCCCGCCTACAATGGTCGAGAAGTACAAAGAGATGTTCCCCGAAAAGAGTATGAAAGAACTGAAAGTCCTCTATAACAAGACTCTTAAATCGCGGAGGTACTAAAAATGTCAGTTATCATCAGAAGGTCAACAGGACTTGCTAATAACCGTGAGTGGGATGAGTGGGCTACACTACTTGACTCGGTTATTTACGATTCAGAAGCACAGAGAAACAAATACGACGATATCGTTTCAGCTCTTACAATCGAGAAGGGTTCTAAGAGATGGGGCGAGAAGTCAATCACAATGGGAGGACTTGGCGACTTCCAGGCTAAGACAGAGGGTGCAGCCGCAACTCAGGACGATTACGAGCAGGGCTACGAGAAGTTCGTAGAGCACGGAACATTTGCTCTTGAAGTTGAGATCTCAAAAGAGCTTAAGGACGATAACATGCTTGATACAGCAAAGCAGAAGACAATCAATCTCGTTCAGGCTTATAAGAGAACAAGAGCAAGACTTACAACGCAGGCTATCACAGGTGCCGTTGGTTCAGCTACAAGTATCTCATTCAACGGTGCAACCATCGACATTACAACAGGTGATGGTTTGGCACTGTTTAATGAGGCGCATACGCTTAAGTCTGTTTCAGGCACAACACAGTGTAACTTCTTCTCAGATGTACTTGGAAGTACAACTGTAGTTCTCAACAAGGCTTCCAATAAGATGCGTAACTTTAAGGACGACAGAGGTAACGTTCTTGGCTTTATGCCTGATACCGTTGTCCTTCCCGGAAACGACCCTGAGTACGAAGACTTTGTAAAGAGAGTTATCGGATCAGACGGCGAAGTTGGAACAAACAACAACGATATCAATACACAGCGTGGCAAGTGGAAATTTGTAGTTGATCCTGAGTGGACACCTACAATCTCTTCAACAAACCATCCTGTTATCCTTCTTTCAAGCGAAGCTATGAAGGCTCTTCAGGGAACAAAGTTCTATGACAGAACAAAGCTTGACATTATGACAGATGTTGACGTACATTCCCGTAACCTTACTTACAACGGCTTTGCGAGAATGTCTATCACACATCCTAACTGGCGTCATGTAATGATGATCGGAAGCGCTGATTCATCAACAGCACTTTAAAGATGAGTTGGGGGCCTTTTGGCCCCCTTATTAAAGGAGATCACAAAATGGTTATTGGTGAAAAATTTGAAAGAGACGGTAAGACCTTTGAAGTTACTGCCGTGTTTGGAGATAATTTTGCTTTTAAGGAAGTAGAAAAAGAAGATATCCCGGTGGTTACAGAAAAGCCAAAAAAGACAGGCAAGAAAAAGGGGTAAGAAATGATTACTTGGAAAGATATTAAGTATGCAACGCTTCAAAAGATGTTTTCCATAACAGGATCACAAAGGAATATCCCCAATGATTCCGCGACTATGGAATATGTAAATGCAATGCCGCAGGCTTGCAATGAAGCTTTAGAGCTGTTGTCTACTGCCGGAAAATTCATAATCAAAGAGTATACGTACTTCAACTATCCATTTGACAATATGATTGAGGATGGAGGGTTTAGGACGGAAACTATAATCTCAGATACTAAGGAGTATAGCGCTGTTGGTGCTCAGAGCTACTATTTTAAGATTCAGGGCGTGCCTGCAAGCTGCAAACTCATTATCGGTGAGACTGAAGTTATAGACTTTGAAGTATCATCTGAAGGTTTTACGACCTATAAAGGAAACGTACCATATACAGGCGAAGAAGAAGATACGACCGTGAAACTTGTTGTCGTTGCTGATTCACCCGTAAATGTGTCAAACGTATGCTTTTATGGATGCAAGTTTGCAACAGATGAAGCAGTTCCGCAGTATGAGAATTTCATAAGGCTTGAACTTTCCAAATTACTTCCTGACTTTTATCAGCTTGCTCCGGCAGAGCTTTACTCGCTTGGATATACAGGAAATGACTATATCGTTGCTGATAAGTATTTCCAAGAAGCTGATAAGACCCTTGTGATACCAAGAGATAAGCAGGGTATATATATCATTCATTACAGAGCATATCCGCAGTTTATAACGCTTGATACGCCGGATGAAGAAGAAATGGCCCTTGACCCTGAAGTTGCGGCACTTGTCCCCTTGTATATGGCTTCAGAACTATATAAGGACGACGACCTTTCTACTTCCACTATTTACCGCAACGAATTTGAGGTTGGCAGGGAAGCTCTATCACAAGGCGCACTAGTTCCTAAGAAAGAGAAGTTTTTACCTTCTAGTGGGTGGGCATAATGGCTGTAAATTTTAATGTTCCGAAAAGTCCAAAAAGACAAGTATATGAAGCAACGTCGTTTCTTGGTGCAGACTTTACGTCTGAAGCCTCAACGGTTGATGATACAAAGTCGCCTAACACCGAGAACATGATACGTTCTGTTCCGGGCAAGATCCGTAAGAGAATGGGCTATAAGCTCTTTGCAGATTATGGTGAGACAATCTACGGTGTACACCATCTATCAACAACGGACGTATGGCTTATACACGCAGGAAATAAGCTTTATAACCTGACAGCTCCCAAGGGCTCAAAGTGGATAGATCATATAACAAATTTTATTGTAGACCATGACGCAGAACCAAATAATATTTTGCTTCAGACAGGCGATACGAGCATAACGCTTATATATACGGGAATGGCAGAGCATAGGTCAGTAAGTTTTCAGCTTAACCAAATGCTTGTTATCTTGGATGGTACAAAGCTACGTATATATAACGGAACATCGGTACAGCTTGTAGAGAATATGGCCTATATCCCGACTCTTACTATCGCAAAGAACTACACGGGAGGCGGCACAGATTATGAACCACTTAACCTATTACAACCCGCATTTATCGAGCAGTTTCTTGTAAAGAGCGACCAAGGCTCAGTAAGAGACTTTCAGCTTACCTTTGGCGGCCTTGATGCAACGACTGTTAAAGCTTGGCTTTTAAACTCAAGTGGTAACTGGGTTGAAGTCTACGAAGGAAGCGCGTTTTCCGTAAACAGGTCAACAGGAGTCGTATCTTTTGTTAATCCACCGGGTCCAAGTCCTATAACTGGTGAAGATAACGTAAAGATACAGGCTTATAGGACTGTGCCCGGATATGCAGACAGGATTAACCACTGCACGATAGGCGCTATGTTTGGCGTAAACGGTGCAGGTGACAGACTCTTTATCTCAGGAAATCCCGACCAAGGAATAAGAGACGGATCACTTTATACTTATATCAACTGTGACTGGTTTTCACAGCAATATGACCCTACATATTTTGCCGACACATGGTATTCAAAGCTTGGAAGTGATACGTCGGCTATCATGGGATATTCGATAATAAACAACTACCTTGCAGCGCATAAGGACTATAACGAAATGACACAATCAATCCTTATCCGCGAAGGTGATCTTGTAAATGACGAACCTGTATTTAAACTTATAAACACTCTTCAGGGAGCAGGCGCTATAAGCAAGTATGCTTTTTCATATCTTGCAACGGAGCCTGTTTTTTTAACGCGCCTTGGAGTGTATGCAGTAACAGCACAGGATATCACGGGTGAAAAATACGCCCAGGACAGAAGCTATTATCTTGAAGGCAAGCTCTTAAAAGAAGAGAACCTTGAGAACGCGATAGCTTATACATGGAAAGACTATTATATCCTTGCGATAAACGACCATCTGTACATTCTTGACGGTCTTCAGCCGATGCGTACAGACAGGTCAAGACCGTATGCGACAAGACAGTATGCGGGATTCTACTTTACCAATGTTCCGGCCACTTGTCTTTTTGAGATAAATGGAGAACTATTCTTTGGCTCTACAAGTGGCAAGGTATACAAGTGGTATACCGATGAAAAGGATCTTGAGTCCTATAACGATGATGGGGAGGCGATAACTTCCGTATGGGAGACAGCCGACATATCGCAACAGCTTTTCTACAAGAAAAAGACTTACAGGTATGTCGCCTTAAGGTGTATGCCTGAAATATCATCATCTGTTCAGATATGGGCGCAAAAAGACGGACAATGGACGCTTCTAAAAAATGACGTCGCAACTCTTAAGTATCTGTCTTTTGAGAACCTAACCTTTTCAAAAGTGACGTTTTCGTGCAATAGAACACAGCGTGTTACAGCGGCAAAGATAAGGCTTAAAAAGCTTCCTCATGTGCGGTTTAGGTTTATAAATGACCTTCTTAATGAACCGCTTGGAGTAAATGACTTTGCTGTGGAATACACGCAGGCAGGAAACATCAAATAAGGAGAGAAAAAATGTTTGAGAAAATTACGTCTGAAGATAGAGCAGGAAAGGGCGTTACAGGTCTTCCCGATACTCCCGCGCTTGGCACTTCAGAAATGCAGGAGCAGTTTGATTCACTCGGAAATCTTGTAATCGAAAAGTATAACGAATTTATCGATGCGATAAATTCAAATACTGCGGCACTCAACATAGGTGCACAGGTACCGCCCGGATATGTAGCGCAGGAGAATGTACAGTCTGTCCTAAATTCCATGACAACTGATATTTCCTTAAATAAATCTAATAGGCATAACCACTCTAATAAAGAGGTTCTTGATACTATCACACAGCCCGACCTTGATAATTATACAAGAGTTGCGCTTATGCTTGATGCTATCGCTTCCGTACTTCCTATGGTAACGGATGATAACACCGCGATTCCTACATCTTCCGCAGTATGTGCCTTTGTAAGAGATTATGACTATAAACAGATAGTCTTAAGAGCTGCATATCCTGTTGGAAGTGTCTACAGTTCAAGAGGCGTATCACCGGGAACAGTCCTTGGTGGTACATGGGAAGTGATAGATACAGATTCAAGAAATGTAACTAGATATATTCGTGTTTCGTAAGGAGGTAAGAAATGGCTAATATTCCTATAAGTTCACTGCCTGAAATAACCACCATTACGGACAATCATTTGCTTGCTGTAGATGATGGCTCAACCACGAGTAAGATCACCGTAGGCAACTATAACTTATCTGCGACAGCGACAGCAAGAGAGTACGCAGAAAGAGCAGAACAGGCCGCAAGCGATTCAGCACAGAGTGCATCAGATGCACAGCACGCAAAAGAAGAGACAGAAAACCTTATATCTTCGGCACAGTCGATAGAGGCAAGTGTTGAAGCTTTTGCAGGTGATGCGCAAAATAGTGCGAACGCCGCTTTAAGTTCCGCAAATGCGGCCGCAAGTAGAGCAACGCAGGCCGCAAACAGCGCAGCACTTGCGGCTGAGTATGCAACAGGTGTAAGCCTTTATGCGACAGAAGCAAGGTCTTTTGCCGTTGGTGGTACAGGAACAAGACTTAATGAAGATACCGACAATTCAATGTACTATTGCAACACTGCAAGTCAGGCTTCGCAGGATGCAGGAACTAGCGCGGCAAATGCGGCTACATCTGAAGCAAATGCGGCAACTTATATGTCTCAGACAAATACCATGAAAGAACAGGTAAGAACCGATGCTGAGACAGTGGCACAGGACGTATCTATTGCAAGCGCGGCAAAGACAGACGCCGTAGATGCGGCAAATACAGCGTCTAGTGCAAAGACAGACGCAGAACAGGCCGCAAGTGATGCACAGGGTGCGCTTGATGCTATAACAGCGCTTTTAAATGACCCGCACTTTAACATTGATTTCACGACCGGAGAACTCATGTATGATTCAAACATGTTTAATTTCCAGGTAAATACAACAACAGGTAACTTAGAATGGGAGGTAGCATAAGATGATTAGTGCCGGAAGAGTATTACTGATGCCTAAAGGCGATTATAACGCTGCGACGACTTATGAACTATTAGACCTTGTTACATATCAGAATAGTTCATATATCGCAAAAGGCACTACAACAGGCAATCTGCCGACAGATTCAACATATTGGCAGTTATCCGCATATGGTGGAAATATCGCGAACCTTACAGAGAATTTCGCAGAAATAGAGACTTCCACAATTGCGCAGTCTCCACATCCTATAGACGATATCTTCGTTGACGTTGATTCTAACCTTGTAAAAGCAACAGCACAGATCAATGTAAATGATACTATCGCTATAGGTACAAACTGCGTTCGCACGACCGTTGAAGCCCTTATAAATAGCTTCAATGATGCTTTTATAAGGCTTGAAGCTGATAAGGCGATATCAACACAAACTGACCTTGATACGGTCACAACATACGGAAACTACTATAAGTCTTCTACTTCGTTCTATGTTACCAATGCTCCGACAGGAATTGACTCAAATCCTTTGTCAATATTCAGGCTCACAGTAGTTAAAGGCCCCGGCGCTTCCGATGTGATTCAGTCAATAGTAACATCTGAAGGAAAGACTTATAAGAGAGGCTATGACGGCACAACTTGGAGTACATGGATAGAGTTTGCGACAGCTTCTGTTATAGGTGCTTTAGATACAAGGCTTACCGCGGCAGAAACTGACATAGATAACCTTGAGTTAAGCAGGCTTAAGACATATACGGCAGATTCAACGGCTTGGGACACAGCCCCCACAGCGGCAAGCACAAAGCCCGTTACAAGTGGCGGTGTAAAGACTTCCCTTGATAATAAGCTTGCTACATATGCAGGTGATGCAACAGCGTGGGACACGGCACCTACAGCGAACAGCACAAAGCCTGTTACAAGTGGCGGCCTTAAAACAGAGATTGATAAAAAGCTCCCTACATACGCAAGTGGTGCATCTTCATGGGACACAACCCCTACAGCAAGTAGCACAAAGCCTGTTACAAGTGGCGGTGTAAAGACTCAGATTGACTCCATAAATGGCAATAAAGCTAATCAGACTGTCATAGCAACAAGGCAGGCTAATCTTGTAGCTTCAAGAAGGTATGAAATCGGAGAACAGTTCATCTACAATAACACTTTGTACAAAGCTACACAGGTTATTGCGGCAAACACAAATATCAATACCGGATCAGGTGGAAATGCTACGACAGCGGATAACGTTACTTCGCAAATTAGCAATTTGAAAACTAAAATCGGCAACCTTACGGCGTTTTCGTTTATAGGTACGTGTAATGCTAATGGTTATATCGCAATCCCTGCTAGTGAAAACGGTTGCTCTATTATTTACTCCGCTGTCACAAATACAGCAAATACCATCCCTTCACTACTTTATAATCAGTATGGCGTTTGGTATGTAAGATTCGTTAAAGGTGACGGTACGCCTTGGACGGGCGGTAACTTTGCAGTATATTGCTTAGGCGCTTAACGGTTTATATAGCTGATAACTTTTATAAGGATTACCTTATGGAATATTGTGAGTAAGGATTTGCACCTTACATGATTGAACTCCCACAACCGCAATTCAGTCGGTTCCAATCTTATGTGTAAGCGTCTACCTTTTCCGCCATCACAATATTCTATCCTTTTAAATTTTGGCTTACCGTACCAAGCGCTTCGCATTTGTTGGTATCTTTGTTTATAATGACCCTGCCTTTGGTCTTACGAGTCTGTCGCGCCCATTTCAGCCATTATTAGCATAATATTTATTGGCTTATAAATATTATATACTAGCAATTTTGCGCCCAGAGTTCACGCTCCATCATTAGTGAGTGGAAGAACAAGTTTAGCAAGCATAGAGGGTACAATACTAGAGTATCCCGATGTATATATAATTACTGCTTCCTTCACAAAAGGTGAAGCGGGAACTGGAATATATTTCAACACAGGCTTTACAGCCAAAGCATCGAAAGATTTCGCTGTGTGTGTGAGATATGGAACCACTAACAGTGTTGCAATAGCTATAACTACAGCTAATTCTTCAAATTTAGAAATTTCGTTTGGAACCACTGTTCCTTCCTCTTACACAGGGGTTTTGAGCGCCACGATTATCAAGTAATTGTCATAAATTATAGTAATAAGTTAGAACGAAATTTAACCCCGTTAAAGCAGGTGTTCCATTATAGTGGACTATTTGGAAAGCCCACCTAGTGCCATCCGTAGCTTTCACCACTCGTGCGAAATAGTCGGAAGTATCGCACACTACACTAATGATTTTTGTTGAAATCGGGATTGTGTCATGAGCAAAGCCATTGCTTTCGACATATGTGGCTAATTGATTTGAGTTCGCAATTTTGCTAATTTGCGAAGTAACGTTATCCGCTGTCGTAGCATTTCC